CCGACCACGTCCAAGAACCTGGCGTCCTACATCTCGCATCTGCGCCGCAAGGACGCCCCGCCCGGCACCCTGCGCCTGGCCATCACGTCCGTGCGCCACATGAACGCCCGCGCCAGCCATGAGGACACCCCGGACACCGCAGCCGCCCTGAAGATCTATCAGGACCACCGGTACGCCTGGGCCGCCTCCGGCAAGGGACAGCGGTCGTCCGCGCCCATCGACCTTGAGCGGCTCCGCCAGATGCTCGCCGTCTGCTCCCCGGGCATCCTCGCTGGCCAACGTAACCGCGTCCTCCTGCTGCTGGGCTACTACATCCGCGGCCGCGCCTCCGAACTCGCCGACCTGCGCATCAGCGACCTCGAGTTCGTCTCCGCCGGCCTGGTCGTGGTCCACAAGCGCGTCAGCAAGAACGACAAGAGCAGCGACGGCCGCGAGTACGAGGTCGACGACCCCGACACCCTCGCCGCGCTGCGGGCCTGGCTGGCGTCACTGGAGGACGCGGGGCAGGCAGACCGGTCCCTGCCGCTCCTGCGCAGCGTCGACATGTGGGGCAACCTCGGACCGGCCAACGCCAGCGGCCAGGGCCTCACCCGACAGGCCATCAACAACCTGGTGAAGTCCATCGCTGAGACCGCCAAGGTGGACGTCGCCGACGCCGTCACCGCCCACGGGCTCCGCGCCGGCGTCCCCACCGACCTCGGCGCCGCGGGCTACAGCGCAGCCGAGATCAAGGACATCACCGGCGACTGGACCAGCGACGAAATGGTGGACCGCTACCGCAAGGTCGGTCTGCGCCGCGCGGGCAAGCGAGCCGACTCCGGCCGCCGCGCCGCCGCCCTGTCCATGCTCCGCATCACCGAACCCGTCAAGACGACCGAGGAGCCCACATCGTGACCGACGCCGGTATCCCGACCACGCCCATCGACCGCGAGCCCCTCGACTATCCGAACGGCCACTACCCGACTGGCACGGAGAAGGCGGCCATCCTCCGGGACACCTTCCGCGCGGCCGGGGTCGAACTCGGCGCGTATGACGAGCGGATCGCTCAGTGGCTCGCCCAGACCGCCGACTGGTCGACCTTCGCCGTCATCACCAGCTGGGTACAGCGTGCGGCCGCCGAGCAGGGGGAACGTACGGGCGAAAAGTGGTGACACTGGGGCGTATGAGAGTGCTTCCCGCTGATCTCGCCGCCCTCGCCGCTGGCGTGCAGCCGTCCACCATCCGCGACTGGCGCCGCCGCGGACTCATCAAGCCCACCGGTGGAACCCCGAGGCGCCCCCTGTACGCCGTCGCCGACCTCCACGCCGCCAAGCAGGCACCCAAGCCCCGCCGCCCTGTGCAACAGGCCGCTTGACCAGCACAGTTGCGGGACCACGATACGAGGGCCACGCTAGATCACAGGTAGAACCAGTCTGCCCTCACGTCACCGAAGCCCCGTCAGCACTCTCCCGCTGAACGGGGCTTCGTCATGAGCAGGCCTGCCAGTGGGGGCACCCCCGCGCCCAGACACTGGCAGGCCTCCCTCGTTCACGCGCCCCCGTTGGCCGGGAAGCGACGCGCGCGGCACGTGAACCCTGGGACCTCCGCACCGGGCCGGCGTCTGTCGGCGATGGCCAGCTCGGTGCGGGGGCCCGCCAACTTCCCCACCACTTCCCGGCCTCCACCAAGGAGCCCCTTGTGTCCACGTACACCACCCGCGAACTCCGGGTCATCGCCGCCATCCTGGACGTCCTGACCAAGGCCCGCGGCACCAACACCCGCATGGGCATCCCCACCACGCCGGACGTCTTCACCGCCCAGTTCCCCACCGGGCATGTCGCCGTCCTGCGCTGGACCGAGGCCGTACGCAGCGACGACCCCAAGAGGCGCCGCGCCCTTGAGCAGGCGACCCGCCACCGCGCCGCCTATCAGCTGGACCTCGCCACACAGCCGGACCTCGAGAACGTCGCCGTCCTCCGAGACCCCCAGCCCGTGCAGCGCGGACGTGAACCCGTCGGCGCCATCGTCCAGGACCCCGAGCCCATGACAGTGGAGCTCAACATCCAGGGCGGCGGGGCGGCGGTCCGTCGCATGATGCGAGAGACGCCAGGCAGCAACACCCGGTGATCTCAGGGATGATGACCCCTCAGACGTCCGGGGGGACAACATGCGCATCAAGGCCATCGCCGCATTCATCGCCACACTCGCGCTCGCCAGCTGCGCCGCACAGACCGAGGACGGCTACACCGTCGCCAACCGCGCCCAGCGGAACGGCACCGGCAGTGCCGACCTGGTCCTGCCCGACGCCACCAAGAGCAAGGCACGCGACGCCATCCGGGAGTACGCGGCCGGCATCAAGGGCGCCGAGCTCTACTACCTGAAGGTCGTCACCACCGAGGACGCCGCACGCTACATCTGCCGCGCCCGCTGGTACCGCGACGCCACGGCGTACGACGCACACAGCGACCACATCGAGCAGCCGACCAGCTGGCCGCACCTGGCCATCAACTGCCCCTGAGCAGGAGACACCGCATGCAGCACGCCCAGATCATCGTGGCCGAACTACGCGAGACCGAGCCGAGCGGCGACTGGACCGAGCACGAGGCGACCGGCCGCGCGTGTGTCGTCTGCCCCTGCGGATTCAGCACCGGCTTCATCGACAAGGCCGAGGCCGCCACGCAGTACCGCACCCACGCGAACGACAACCCGCCTCGTCTTCCCGTGACCATCCATCCCGAGGTAGGCGAGGCCGGCGCCGTACTGCGCGACATGCTCGGCGAGATCACACGGGACTGAGGGGAGGCCACAAGCCATGACCCTGTTCGAGACCTTGATGTGCGTGTTCGTGGGCGTCATCGCCGTCAGCTCACTGCGCGGCTGGCGACCGTAACGCCATGCCCGCACGTAGGGCCATGCAGGTGTGCCCCACACCAGGCTGCCCCACGCTCACCCCGTCCGGACGCTGTGAGGACTGCCAGCGCAGGGCCAGGGCAGCCAGACCCCAGCCCAACACCCGTGGCTACAACGCGGCCTGGCGCAAGGCCAGTGCCGAGTACCTACAGACGCACCCGTACTGCGAGTGCCCCACCTGCTCCGCCCTGCCCCAGCTCCAGCGCGACCTGGCCACCGAGGTCGACCACATCGACGGACTCGGACCGCTGGGCCCACGCGGCTTCGACCCGAGCAACTGGCAGGCCATGAGCAAGCGCCACCACTCCCGCAAGACCGCCGCCGAGACCTGGGGAACGTGACGCACGGTCACGCGACCCAGGGGGGTACCCCGGTGGGGGGCTGGGGGTGAACAGCGCGGGGGAGGGCGTTGTCCGGTGCGTCGGGTTCAGAGGTCCACCGAGGACCCCCCGGACGTCACGCAATGTGACGCCGTTCGTGCTGCGCAACGCAGCTTCGGAGGAGTGATCGAACATGCCCCGTGGTGGAGCGCGCGCGGTCTCCGGTCCGCCGCCGGACCCGAACTCCCTGCGCCAGGTGAAGGCTGCCGAGCGCGGCGGGTGGAAGACGTTGCCGGCCGAGGGCCGTACCGGTGAGCTGCCGGAGTGGCCGCTGACCGAGGCGACGCCCCGGGAGACGGCACTGTGGGAGGACCTGTGGTCCAAGCCGCAGGCTGTGGTGTGGGAGGAGATGGGCCAGGAGCTGGAGGTGGCGCTGTTCGCGCGCACGCTGGCGGAGGCCGAGCGGCCGGACGCCCGCGTCGACGTGAAGAAGATGGTGCGCGGCTACCTCGACAGCCTCGGCCTGAGCGTGACGGGCATGCTCCGCAACCGGTGGAAGATTGCCCCGGTGACGGACGCCCCGGTTGGCGAGGTGCTGCCGCTGGAGGGCGGGCCCGCACGTCGGCGCACGTCGTCCCGTGACCGCATGAAGGTCGTGCCCAGTGGCGAAGGGGCCTGACGCCGGGCCCGAGTTCGTCGTCGACTTCCCCACGCTGTGGGTGGTGCCGGACTGGATTGAGGCGCACTGCCCGGTCCCGGACGGCTTCCGCCGTGGCGAGGACCTTGAGCTGTACCCGTGGCAGCTGTGGTGCACGGTCAACCACTACCGCGTCAAGCCCGGGGCGACGCTGGGCCAGCTGGCGCCCGCGTTCCACTACCGGCGCTCGCAGGTCGTGGCTCCGCAGAAGACGGGCAAGGGCCCGTGGTCGGCGACGATCGTCCTGGCGGAGGCGGCCGGCCCGGTCGTGTTTGACGGGTGGGCGCAGGGCGGGGAGCTGTACCGGTGCTCTGACCACGGCTGTAGCTGTGGCTGGTGGTACCAGTACGAGCCGGGCGAGCCGATGGGCCGGCCGTGGCCCACGCCGCTCATCCAGCTGACGGCCACGTCCGAGGACCAGGTCGACAACGTCTACCGGCCGTTGCAGTCGATGGTGAAGCTGGGCCCGCTCAGCGAACTGATGAGGGTGGGCGAGGAGTTCACCCGCGTCGGCGACCAGGGCCGTATCGACGTCGTCACGTCGAACGCGCTGTCCCGGCTGGGCAACCCCATCATCTTCGCGATGCAGGACGAGACCGGCCTGTACACCGCGGGGAACAAGCTGCGCCGTGTGGCGGAGACCCAGCGCCGTGGCGCGGCCGGCATGGGCGGCCGGTCGATGGAGACGACGAACGCGTGGGATCCGTCCGAGAGTTCGGTCGCGCAGACCACGCACCAGGCCCAGGTCAAGGACATCTTCAAGTACCACCCGCAGGCCTCGAAGGCACTGTCGTACGGGGACAAGCGGCAGCGCCGGAAGATCCACGCCATCGTGTACGCGGGATCCACGCACGTCGACCTGGACTCCATCGAGGCCGAGGCCGCGGAGATCCTGGAGAAGGACCCCGCGCAGGCCGAGCGGTTCTTCGGCAACCGGTGCGTGTCGGGGTCGATGGCGTGGCTGGACCCGGCGAAGTGGGCGGGCAAGGCCGAGCCTCGGCGCGTGCGCCCGATGACCCGGATCGTGCTGGGCTTCGACGGCTCCGACGTCGACGACTGGACGGCGTTCCGCGCAGAGACCATGGACGGCTACCAGTTCACCCCGGTCTACGGGGTCAACGATGAGCCGACCATCTGGAACCCGGCGGATCACGGCGGGCAGGTCCCGCGCGGCGAGGTACGGGCGGCGCTGTCGCAGCTCATGGCGCGCTACGACGTCGTCCGGGTGTACGCGGACCCCCCCTACTGGGAGACCGAGATCGACGAATGGGTCGACCTGTACGGCGAGGAACGCGTCATCCGCTGGCACACCCGCCGCATCGTCCAGATGCACGCCGCGTGCGAGCGGCTGAAGACGGACGTGGTCAAGCGCAACTCGGATGGGGCGGCGTTCACGCACGACGGCTGCCCCATCACGGCGGACCACATCGAGAACACCCGCGCGGCCGCGCGCCCGATGGACCGGTACGTGCTGCGCAAGGCGAGCCCGTCCCAGAAGATCGACGCCACCATCCCGAGCGTCCTGGCGCACGAGGCCCTCGGCGATGTCATCGCGGCCGGCCTCGCCGAGAAACAGCAGTCCTTCTACTACGGCAGCTGAGAGGGGGCCCGATGGCGACGATTGAGCAGGCCCTCAACCTGGTGCAGCTGCTTGAGGCTGAGCTGATCCAGCGCAGCGGCGACATCACCCGCCACAACGCCTACTACCGCGGAGACCATCCGCTGAAGTTCGCATCCGATGAGTTCGCCAAGTTCCACGGCGACCGGTACCGCGACTTCTCCGACAACTGGGTGCAGGTCGTGGCCGACTCCCCGGTGGAGCGGATGACGGTGACCGGCTTCCAGGCCTCCGGCGAGATCTCCGCCGACAAGGATCTGTGGGAGGTGTGGCAGGTCAACGGCCTGGACGCCGACAGTCAACTGGGGTTCCTCGGCTCGGTCGTCAACGCCCGCTCGTTCGTGCTGGTGTGGGGCGACCCCGCCGACCCGGACATGCCGGTCGTCTCCTTCGAGGACCCGAGCCAGTGCATCATCGCGTACGAACCCGGCTCTCGTCGGCTCCGTCGTGCGGCGCTGAAGCGGTGGCAGGACGGAGCCGAGGACTACGCCACCCTGTACCTGTCCGATGAGGTGTGGAAGTTCTGCCGGCCCCGCCTGGTCCACGATGGCAGCAAGACACCGCAGATGGCGGACGTGGATGAGGAGCTGAAGCGGTGGACTCCCCGGGACCCGGAGGCCCTGGGCGAGCCGAACCCGCAGCCGAACCCCATGGGCGTGGTGCCGATGGTGGAGCTGCCTAACAAGTCGGTGCTGGTGGGCGAGCCCATCAGCGACGTGCGCGGTGTGATCGCCATGCAGGACGCCATCAACCTGCTGTGGGCGCAGCTGTTCACCGCTTCCGACTACGCCAGCTTCCCGCAGAGGGTCATCATGGGCGCCGAACGCCCGGTCGTCCCGAAGCTGAACAGCGAAGGCGAGGTCATCGGCACCCAGCCGGTCGACATCGAGAAGTTCGCCGTGGACCGCGTGATGATGTTCAACGGCAAGGACGTCCGCATCGGCGAGTGGCAGGCCGCCAACCTCGCCATGTACACCGGCCTCATCGAGGTCGCCGTAGGGCACGTCGCCGCACAGACCCGCACCCCGCAGCACTACCTCATCGGCAAGATGGCCAACCTGGCCGAGGGCGCCCTGCTCGCCGCGGAGACCGGTCTGGTCAAGCGGACCGAGGAGAAAGAGATCTGGACCGGGCAGGGCCTGCGCGAGATGGCCCGCCTGATCGCCCTGGCCAAGGGCGAGTACGCCAAGGCCCAGGCCCTGCGCTCCGGGCGCGTGCTGTGGAAGGACGCCGAGTCCCGCTCCCACGCGCAGATGGCGGACGCCCTGCTGAAGCTGAAGCAACTGGGCTTCCCCTTCGAGTGGCTGGCCCTGCGCTACGGCCTCACCCCCACCGAGGTGGCCGACGTGATGGCGATGCGGATGCGGGAGCTGGAGGCCGACCCGGTCACCGAGCTCACCCGCCAGCTCGGCGGCGGCGCCGACACCCTCGGCAACACCGCGCCGGAGCCGGAGGGTGAGCCGGACGAGGGTGAGGAGCCGGCGGCATGAGCCCGTCCCCCGAGGCGGTCGTGCACATGGAGGCACGTCGACGCCTGGCGCGGGCCACGGCCCTGGCCACACACGGCATCTGGGGGCGCCTGGACCAGGACAACCTGTACGACTCCTGGCTTGGACTGGCCGGCGACGTCCTCGCCGTGGTGATGGGCGGGCAGACGGCGGCCGCGCAGATGACCGGGCCATGGCTGAACGGGCTGCTGGGACCGGAGAACGACGACCGGCCCAACGCCGGCGGGGTCATCCCCGAGGCTTTCGCAGGAGTCGACGGCGCCGGCCGTCCCCTCGGAGGCGTGCTGATGGCGCCGATCTGGACGGCGCTCCGGCTGGTCACTGCGGGCAAGCCCATCGTCCAGGCCATGGTCGCCGGGCGTTCGATGCTGGACGCGGTCGTACGGACCGCCGTCGCGGACACCGGAAGGGCCGCCGACTCCGCAGCGATGACCGCCCGCCCTGGCGTG